CTTGCTGTCTTCACGAACAGTAGCTGTACCGTTTTTATCAATTGAGTAAACTCGTGTGCCGTTATCGCTGAATTCTACAACACCGCGTGTATCAGGATGTTGGTTATCAAAGCCAGTAGGATCAACAGTTGTATTTGTAACGGTAGAACCACTGATAACATCTAAAACGCCGTCAATAACAACGTTGTTATTGATATTAGTTGTACCAGTTGCAGCACCGATTTGAACATCAGTCGCAGCTCCAGCAATATTTACTGTTGTGGCTGTTGTGTTAACAACATTAAAAGTTGTTTGGTCGGTAGTAAGATCGCCACCTTTGATCTGTACGTCGCCGTCAACAACCAAGTTGTTGTTAACATTAGTTGTACCAGTAGCAGCACCGATTTCAACTGTTGTAGCTGCACCAGCAATGTTTACTGTAGTAGCGTTTGTGTTGGCTAAGTTAAAGGTTGTGCCAGTAACTGTTAAGTCGCCGCCGTCAATGTTTAAATCTGCATCAACATCCAAACTACCTGAAACACGAGTATTACCCAGTGTAGAAGTGCCGTCAGTTGTAAGTGTTGTACCGTTTGTAAGGTTTAAGCTACCACCACTAATATTAATAGTAGCACCGCCAGTGGCAGTATAGCTTGCATTTGCACCGCTAGCAACCAGTGGGCCTAAGATTGTTCCGCCTGCTGCTGCGTTAATGAACTGGTCAACATAAGCTTTTGTAGCTGCGTGCAGTGGATCTGTTGGAGCTGCGTACAAGGTAAGCATACCAAGCATCGCGTCACCGTCTTTGGACAAGAATCCTTCAGCACCAGTAGCAAAACTTGCCCAGCTAGCGTTTGTACCGCCTGCAGGGTTGCTGCCACCTAAACTATCTACTAAAGCAATAAATGAGCTGGCACCTGCTTTTACAACATCATCCTTGTAGTACTGTGTTGTACTATTCCAAGGACCCATCCAGCGAATACCTGAGTTAAACTTTTGCCATTTATTAGCGGCTAAGTCAGCGTTGAAATCTGCAGAAGCGTGGGGTAAAATAGAGATATAAGTATTACCGCCATAGGTAACAACTTCATCTGTTGCGTATTGTGTGGCTGTTTCCCAAGGTCCGCGAACCTTAAAACCTGCAACAACTTTGTCCCAAGTAGCTGTGGTTGTTGGGTTAACGTCTTGGTTATCTGCTTTGGCGCGATATAATGAACCACCGTAACCAACAATCTCGTTAACTTTATAAGCTAAAACGCTTGACCACACACCAGTGTATGTAAAGCCAGAGCTGTAAACTTGCCACTTTGTTGCGTCTGTGGGTAAATTACCTGTGGTAACACCAAGAGCAATATAAACATTACCACCATAGCTAACAATGTCGCCTTGGAAATAGTTGGTGGCATTTACATATGCACCTTTGTAGCTATTACCAGCTGTTAACAATTCCCAGTTTGCAGAAACTGTTGGCAGTGTGTTAGATTGTGTTAATTTTGAACGATAAACGTTATTACCGTAAACAACAATGTCGTTAACAAAGTATTCAGTTACTGCGCTGTAGTTGCCAGTAAACTTAATACCGCCAACATACAATTCCCAGTAAGCTGTATTACTTGGAGCGTTACCAGTAGTTTCTGTTTTAGCACGATAAATGTTAGCGCCATAAGCAACTAAGTCGTTTGGTACATAAGCAGTAGCACTGTTATAGATACCTTCTGGACTTACGCCCTCAACAAACTTGTCCCAGAAAGTGGTGTTTGTTGGTAAGTTATTGGTTGTGTCTTGTTTTGCAACATAGATTGAACCACCATAACGCACAACGTCGTTTTTCTGATAAACTGTTGTGTTTGTGTATTCGCCTTCGTACTGAATACCGTCCAAGAAACGTGACCAGTAGGTAGCGTTTGGAGGGGTGACGTTTACAGAATCTTTGATAGCAACATAAACAACACCACCGTGTGCAACGCCGTCGCCGATCTTGTAGTTGGCTGTGGTACTGAACACGCCCTGGAAGTTAATACCTTCCACCATCAAGGCCCAATATGCTGTATCGGTTGGCAATACGCCTGCTGTTTTTAATGCGTAAGTATAGACATATACGTTACCACCGTACTTAACGATATCGTTAGATTCGTATGTAGTGCTAACACTCCAGTTACCTGCAAAGTGGAAGCGTAACTTTCCTAGATCAATTAGTTGACTCATATTATATTAGCCTCATAAGTAAGTGTCCTTTATTACCCCACTCAAACTCGATAGTATCTTTTGACCAAACCCACTGTTTGTAGTCATACTTATCAATTACCCCATCTTGAGGTAGCGAGACTGGAGTGTCCCCGTCTAAAATCTCTATGTTCAGATTGCCGGTGTCAGGGTCTAGACGAAACCCATATAACACTTTATCAACTAAATCTGTGCCTTCGTAAAAACCACTCATTATGAGACTCCTTGTAATATCGAGAAGACTGCATCAATGCTGCTATCTACTTTAGCTGAAATTATTAATTTATCTCCGGCAGCAAGTACTAACTTATTACCTTTTGATAGCTCATAAGGGTCTCCAGCTTCAATACGTTTATCTTTGTGAATAAACGTATCTTCTGTCCCTCTGCGAATTTTTAATGTAAAAGGAATAGTAGTGCTCTTTAGATTAGAGACGCTACCGCCAATTACAATACATTTTTCTGGTGCTGTAAAACTAATTACTTCGGTAGTTCCAACGGCACGTGATATTGCGTTTACAAATACTGTTGCCATATGTTACCCCAATGCAATTGCCATAATAATGGCTTTTTCTGTTGCGATAGACTGTATAAGCGCATCGCTAGCTCCGCCACCAGAGCCTAGTGCTCCGATGGTTCCGTCTGATTTTTTATAGTACATTGTACCATCATAATCATTTATTGCTACCTCACCAAACTGTAAATCTTCTGGCTGAGGAATTTTGCCGGGAACTGAGCTTCGTTTAAATTTGATTACTGCGTCTGTCATGCTAGTTCCCTTCTGTATTAATAGCTTCCGCCATCAACTTGTACAAGTTCTACTAATCCGTCAGTAACTGTAAACTGTGTGTTAATAAACTTTGACAAACCTTTAATTAAAGTAGTAGCTGTTGGAATAACTGTTTGTGAAATTGCAGTTACTAAACCTTTGCCGTTAACTGTTAATGTGGGTACTGTAACTGAATCGCCGTATGTTCCAACATTTGTGTTAACTGTTGCCAGTGTAAGTGCTGCTGAAACTGCTGCTGAACCGTCTACACTTGTTAAGGTAGCTGTTGCATCGCCAGTTAAACTCAAGTCACGTGCTGTTTGCCATTTTGTTGCAGTTGATGCGTTACCAACTAACTCAGCGTAAACATTTGTTACAGTTAAGTCTTTGTTTAAAACCCAACGATCGTCACCACTGTTGTACAAAATTGTAGCAGGAACTGTTGGTCCACGAACTGTAATACCACCGCCGTCTGCCATTGCTGCTGAAGTAGCGTCTTTGGCTAACTCAATGTTTTTGTCACCGATTGAAACAGTAGTTGAGTTAACTGTTGTAACAGTACCTAACACTGTTAAGTTACCAGTGATCGAGGCATTGCCGTCAATATTGATGTTAGCGGCTGTAATATCGTTTGAGTACAGTGTGCCGTTGATTGTTGCGTCGTTGAACACTACATTTGATGTAGGCCCAAGCGCTTGTGGCAAACTAATTGTGACTGTGTTGTCGGTAACTGCTGTTGTAACACCAGTGCCACCAGTAATTGTTAGTGTATCTGTTAATAAGCTAACTGTATCTGTCCCACTATTACCAGCAATTGACAAGTTAGTTGCAACCGACACTGTACCAGCAGCTGTTAAACGACCTTTTGCGTCAACTGTAAAAGTAGGAATCTGTGTTGCATCACCATAGCTACCTGCTGTAACACCAGTGTTTGCTAAGGTAAGTGCAGCTGAAACGTTTGCTGAGCCGTCAATAGAAGCTAATGTAGCTGTTGCATCACCAGTTAACGATAAATTACGTGGGTTTAACCACTTAGTGGCTGTGTCTGCATTACCAATTAAATCTGCTGTAACACGACGTGCAGTAAAATCACCGTTTGAATCGCGTTTTACTAATGTGCCAATATTGTTTAAGTGAGTGGCCGCATCAACCATGTCGGTATAGCGCTTACCACCAATAATAATGTGATTAACAGCATTGCCTGCTGTTTCAGTGCCAAGACCAATATAAAGTCTGTCACCGCCGTTGGAACCGTTGTCTGCTAAGCCAGAATAAGCTAACTCACCTGCACCTAGTACCCCAGGATTACCTGACGTTTCACTACGTTTAATTCTTAAAATAGAAGCCATTGCTTATCCTTTTAAAACTGTCCAGCTTCAAAAATCTGCTTATCTAGCAGGTTAGTGGCTGTCCATTTATTTGTTGAAGTGTTGTAAACCAACACACCACCATCTTGTAGCTGACTAATGTCAATGTCACCAGCAGCACCTAATA